CGGAAAATTGATTGATGGCGAGGCTCTTACCCGCGTGCAAACAGCGTTGCTGCTTCTGCTTGGCTACCTGGACCGAAATCGAGGTGGTGAAGAGGAAGAGAAACTAAAGCAGGGCGAACTGCCTTTCTCAGTTTCAATGCTAATTTACGACCTTCGTAAGCCAACAATTATCTAAGGGGATCGCATGGCATGCGCAGGATGTACCAGACGGCGCGAGTGGATTAAAAAGTGGACGAGGATAGCCTATGAGCGAGCAACAGGTAAGCGAACTGATAGCAGCACTGAAGGCGCAAACGAAAGCGCAGATGGACCAGGCCGCCGCGATAAACCGGCTGGCAGAATCAAATGAAGCCATGGCAGCTGTCATCTATCAATCGATGGTTGATGATGAAGTTGATGAAGGGTTATCGCCGCAGACCTATCTTAGCGGCAAGCCGAGGTAATAGTGGAGTTTGCAAAACTGCGTCACCGGATCACCCTTCAGCGAAGGACTGCTGTTCAGTCACCAGTTACGGGGGCGATGGAGTACACGTGGAATAATCTTGCTGAACTCTGGGCAAACGTGGTTGCCTTATCCGTTAGAGACTTCATTGCCGCTCAGGCAGAAAACGTAAAGGTAACCGCAAGAGTCACCATTCGCTATCGGGAAGATATTCAGGAGAAAGACAGGATCCTCTTTCGTGGAAAGATATACAGCATCGAAGGAGTACTGCCTGACCCGGATAGCGGGCTGGAGTATTTAACCCTCCCATGCTCAGAAGGGGTGAAAGATGGCTGATGGTATTGAATTCACACTTACTGGTGTCGATTCACTGCTGGGCAAGCTGGAAACTATTACGAGCGAAACCAAGCGGAAAACAGGGCGTGCCGCCTTGAGAAAGGCTGGCAATGTCATCGTGGAGCAGATAAAGCGCAACGCCGAGCGTCTTGATGATCCTCATACCGCGCGAAGCATCTCTGATAACGTAGCCCTCAGATGGAACGGGCGTCTATTCAAGCAAACAGGCGACCTGGCATTCAGGATAGGTATTCTTCAGGGTGCCGTGCTCAAGAAGCATCCAAGCACTGTGAAAGATGCTCCGACCCCTCACTGGCGTCTTCTTGAATTTGGTACTGAAAAGATGGCAGCCAAACCACTGGTTCGTGCAGCTGCGAATGCAAGGCTTGTTGAGGTATTCAATACCTTCTCCGTTAACTATGAAGCGGGCATTGATCGCGCGATTAAGCGAGCACAGAAGAAAGGAGTTAAGGCATGATTGCCCCCATCTTTCCAGTTTGTGCAGCAAGCCCTGCGGTAACAGCCCTGCTTGGTAATAATCCTGTCAGGATTTACCCATTTGGCATACAGGATGACAACGTTGTTTATCCCTATGCCGTCTGGCAGAACATCAGTGGTTCTCCCGAAAATTTCCTCAACCAGCGACCCGATGCGGACATGTACTCGCTTCAGGTAGATATCTATGCCAATACCCCGGATGAGGCTATAGCTACTGCTAAAGCCATGCGCAACGCGATTGAGGTCAAAGCCAACATCGTCAGGTGGGGAAACCAGACACGGGATCCTGAGACGCTCAGGTATCGCTATTCATTCGATGTTGACTGGATAGTTAACCGATAAAAAACCTTCCACAACCGGCCTTGAGCCGGTTTTTTTATACCCGGAGATAATTATGTCAGTAGTGACTCAAGGCACTCAGATGTACGTACTGAATAACGGCGTGGTCAGTGAAGTTGAATGCATTACTTCATTCTCGCCTGGGAGTAGCCCGGCAGATCAGATTGAAGATACCTGTCTGAGCGAAACCAACACCCGTTCCTATAAAAAAGGCCTGCGTACTCCAGGTCAGGCTACCGTTGCTCTTAATGCCGACCCGGCAAACGTCAGTCACGTAATGCTGAGCAATCTTGCTGAATCCAGCGACCAGGCAAACCTGACCTTCGCTATTGGCTGGGCTGATGGTACGGCTGATCCTACCGCCGCAACAGCCGGTGACCCTGATGCAGTTGATGGGCTGTCACTTCCAGATACCCGAACTTGGTATGTTTTCCAGGGTTATGTTTCCGACTTCCCCTTCGATTTCCAGGCAAACACGGTTGTTCAGACCTCAGCGACAATTCAACGCTCGGGTCAGGGTGTCTGGGTTCCAAAAGCTCAGCCTACCAGCTAACGTCCATTCATCATTAACTTGCGGGGGAAACCCCGCGAAATGAGAGAAATAAATGAAACTGACTCTGGATTCATTAAAGCAGGCTGGCGCATTTACTGGCCGACCTGTTGAGAAGGAAATCACCTGGAAGCAGGGTGAGCAGGAATTAACGGCGACCGTATATGTGCGACCAATGGGTTATCACAATGCAGTTACTGACGTTCTTTCCGCTGTCGGAAAAATCGATGGTGTCGCCGGGCGAATCGCATCTTCCATTTGCGATGAAAACGGCAATCCTGTTTTTACCGTTGCAGATATTACTGGTGAAGCAGATCCAGAACGGGGCGCACTGGATGGCGCGCTCACTGTAGCCTTACTTGTCGCTATCCAGCAGGTGAACGACATGGGAAAGGCGAACTCAGCGCAGACGACGAGTTCTGGTGTGAATTAGTTCTCAATGGGATTGGCGGCCGCACCATTGCCGAGGCAAAAGAGCGAATAAGCATCACCGAATATCGTGACTGGATCCTCTACCGGAAAAAGTTTGGAAGCCTCAACGGGATGATGCGCACCGAGTGGGCCGCTGGTCTTATTTCTTCTGTGCTGGCAAACGTCAACCGCGGGAAAGATTCGCCTCCTTTCAAAGTAACAGATTTCACCCCACACATTAACGAGCCTGCCATTTCACTGGATCAGGCTATGCAGGAGTGGACATAGCATGGCTGGTAAATCCCTCGGCACGCTTACCATTGATCTGATAGCGAAGGTCGGTGGATTTGTTTCAGGCCTTAGCCAGGCTGAAAGAGCATCACAAAAATGGCGTAAGCAGGTACAGGCTGATGCTAATGCGGCTGCTGTAGCGTTTACTGGATTCGCTACGGCTGCCAGTGCCGCTGCTATTGGTGCCGGCGTTGCAGGTTTTAATCTGCTTAAAACCACCTCTAAGCAGATTACAGAAACTGACCGTTGGGCTAAATCGCTCAACATGTCCACCCAGTCTCTGCTTGCATGGCAGTATGCAGCAGAAAAGGCCGGAGTTTCTGGCGATCAGATGGCCGACATCTTTAAGGATATTGGCGACAAGATTGGTGACGCAGTCCTCAATCAGTCGGGTGAAGCCGTCGATGCGCTAAACGCTCTTGGCCTGTCGGCAAAAAAACTAGCCAGTGAATCACCAGATAAGCAGTTGCTCGCTATCAGTAATGCGCTTGGCAAGATAAATACCAATGCTGAAAAGACAACAATCCTTGAGAGCCTGGGGAATGACCTATCCAAACTGCTGCCACTGCTCGACCAGGGCGGCGAAAAGCTTCGTCAGTATATGGATGCGGCCAAACAGTTTGGCGTTGCTCCTGACGACGCGGATATTGAGAAGCTTGTAAAAATTAACGCCTTGTTTGAGGACATGGAAACTCAGGTCAATGGCGTAAAAATTGAAATAGCGACGGGTCTTGCGAGCGTGGATCTGTCAGGTCTGAAGAACGCCATCACTGATATGGGTGATGTGTTCAAAGACCAGAATGTTATCCAGGGGTTAACCGACCTTGTTGGCGGCGTTGTCGATCTGGCTACCTGGCTCGTTAAGGTTGGAGCAGAAGCCGGTAAGCTTATAGACCTGTACAAAGGTGGGAAAGCTGTAAGCGATGGAGCTTCCGTCACTGACATTGAGAGGCGACTGAACAATCTCAGGGCTGATGTTGAGGACCAGGGATTTCTTGCCGGTTTCAACAGAATTGGCATGGACATTGATGGAAAGAAAGCGGAAATAGCTCAACTTGAGCGCCGCCTGTCCGTAATGAAGGCAGGCAACAATCTCCCTCTCTCTCCAGCCACTATTGGGTCTCCACCTTCATCACGCTCT